TGATAGCGTTACTGTAATAGGTACTGCTAAAACTGAAGATGAAACAACCGATGAATACAAAGATAGAGTAAAGCGTAATGTAGAGCATCTTGAAACTATCAAAGCCTATAAAAAGCTTGATGGAACTACATCTATTTGGACAAGTGAATCTTTTACTGCTATAGATAAAGCTATTACTGACGGTAAAAAAATCTATTCCTAACTAATTATGGCATTAACAAAAATAGATGACAGGGGTTTAAAGACTCCTATCGACCTTCTTGATAACGAGAAGATCCGCTTGGGAACAGGAAATGATATAGAACTTTATCATGATGGTACAAATACATATCTCGACAACAATACTGGTCAGTTTAATATAGATGCTGCTTCAGGGAATGGTATTAGATTTTTAGTTGATGGGGTTTACCAATGCCAAGTATATACAAGTGGTATAGATTTACCAGATAGTAAAAAACTTAGATTAGGAGATTCGGAAGATTTACAAATTTATCACGATGGAAACCACTCTTATATTTTTGAAAATGGAACTGGTGACTTAAAAATAGAGACAAATGGTACAGCGATACAGTTAGGAAAATCAAATGGAGAAATTTGTGCAAAATTTATACCTGACGGAGCCGTAGAAATATATCACGACAACAGTAAAAAGTTTGAGACTACAAGTGGTGGAGTACATATTACTGGAACGTTAAGTGTAGATGAAATAGACATGACTGATGCCGAAAAGATTTTACTCGGAACTGGTGATGATCTACAACTTTATCATGATTCAAATTCAATCATACAAAATACCAATGGTGCAGTTAATTTAGTTTTAATGAGTGACTATATGACCTTTAGAGGCAATTCTGCTAATGAAGATTATATAAAGTGTATTCCAAACGGAGCAGTAGAGTTATATCACGACAACGGTCTAAGAGCAGATACTATGGCCGATGGATTTAGAGTTAAATATTCAGATGATAGTGGTGCAACAACTTTAAAATTAGAAAACAATTCTACAGCAAATAGTACAGATCCTAAAGTTAAGATAGCTGT